ATGTGGCCGCTCGACAAGCTCGAGCAGGAGCGCCGGGACATGGGCAGCGCGATGTTCGCCTGTTCCTACCTCAACGATATCAGCGGCCTGATGTCGGGCAACATCTTCCGGCGCGAGTGGTTCGCCAACAAATACTTCACCCAGCTACCCGCGAACCCGGGTGGCTACATCTGGAAGATGGGCGTCGACCTGGCCAGTTCCGAGAAGCAGCGTGCTGACTGGACGGCCCGGGTGGTCGTGGCCCAGGACGACCAGGGCAACTCGTACGTCTTCGATGTGGCGCGGGCCAAGATCGAAACGGGCCATCGCGAGTTCGTCATGGATGGCGCGAAGGCGAATCCGCTCATCAGCAAGATCATCGTCGAGAATAACCAGTTCCAGGGTGCCTTCGTCAAGGACATGATCAACTCGACCATGTTGCCCATCGTCGGCAAGAAGGCCGAAGTCGACAAGGTCACGCGAGCCCGTTCGGTCGCGGCACGCTACGAGTCCGGCAAGGTCTTCCACCACCAGAGTCTCGCCGGTTCGGACTTCGAGATCGAACTGCTTCAGTTCCCGAAGGGTCATGACGACATGATCGATGCGCTTGGCTATGCCATGGAGACCGGCGTCGGTGGCGCGTTCTTCGGGGCACTGGGTAAGAAGAGGAGCTTCTAGATGGCGCTCAACAAGTTCGAGCGTGCGATGGCTCGTCAGCATCTCCATGCCAGCGACCAGATCGTGTCCCTGGTCGGGGCGACTGACCTGCGTCATGCGATGCACAAGATCCAGCACATGCACACGTCCGACCAGGTCGTCACCGTGACCACCCTCAACGACCTCCAGCGTGCGAACTTCGGGCCGCATATCCATACCGCCGACCAGGTCGTCTCCTGATGGCCGTCGAGGTGGAGTTCCGTGATGGCGTGCAGGCGGTGGCCGACCATGTCTACCTCCTCTTGCGTGGCATCGACACGCATTCCCTCACCAAGGAAGAAGCGATCCGTGCATCCGAGACCCAGATGGTGAAGAACTACCTCAACGGCGCACAGCGCAAGCTGGTTGCCAAGCACTTCCGGGATCACGGACGATGAGCGGCGTCATCACCAGCCTCGTTGTTCGGCGGAACAACCAGGAACTCGTGATCCAGAAGGACCGCCAGGCATCACCAGCCAACCTGCCGCAGGGTGGGGCCATCGCGGCTGGCTACACCTGGGATGGCAAGGTGCCCGTCCAGAACGCCCGGGTCTATCGACACTGGGCCAAGACGAGCGAGTGGGTCCGTGGTGCGGTCCAGATCCGGCGCACCCAGGTCAGCTCGGCCGAGTGGGACATCGTCCCGTTCGACCAGCGCCGCCCCTATAGCAAGCGCCAGCAGGACGTCATCCGTAAGCTCTTCCGTCAGCCGAACCCAGCCAACGACTCCTACCGTGGGTTCATCGAACCGGTCACCGATGACCTTCTCATCCTGGACGCCGGCTGCGTTGAGAAGGTGCGTGACCTGTCGGGCAACCTGCGTGAGCTGTGGCCGACCAATGCGGCCCAGATCAAGGTCAACGCCATGTGGGACGGTAACCCCAACACCGCCCGCTACTTCTGGTATCCCGATGGGATCAACGAGAAGGCGCGTTGGACGAACGAAGACTTCATCTACATGATGATGAACCCCCGGACCGACAGTCCGGTCGGCCTCCCGGCACTCGAGACCCTGCGGGCATCGGTCGAAGCCGAACTGGCCGCCTCGGAGTACAACCGCCGACAGGTCGAGAACGCCGCACCCGATGGCATCATCAACCTGGGTGAAGGATTCACCGAGCCGCAGGTCGAGAAGTTCCGTGACTTCTTTGAGTCCGAGGTCGCTGGGCGGGGACCGTTAGGGTTCATCGGTGGCAGTAAGGCCCCATCCTTCATCAAGTTCCGCGACAGCAACCGGGACCAGCAGTTCCTCGAGTGGCAGATCTACCTCGTGCGCAAGATCGCCGTCGTGTTCGGCCTGACCCCGCAGGACCTGGGCGTCACGTTCGATGTCAACCGCTCCACCTCTGAGATCCAGATGCAGGTGAGCGAGGACCGTGGGCTCCGGCCGCTCATGTCCAACATCCAGGAGTACCTGACCGAAGAGGTCGTCTGGGACAAGAGCTTCGGCGGCATGGCCAACAACCTGGCCTTCCGCTTCACCGCGCTCAACCTCAAGGAAAGCACAGCCAAAGCCGCCATCTATGAAAAGGCCCTGGCCGGCGTGCCCTGGCGCTTCATCAATGAAGCCAGGCTCGATGAAGGCCGAGAGCCCATCCCGGAGATGGAAGGCAAGCTGATCATGGCCACACCCCAGGGTGCGGTCGATATCAGCGATGTCCCGACCGTTCGCGAGATGCTCGAGATGCAGCAGGCCAGTAAGGCCGTCGCCGCCTCGTCAAGCAAGTCGGCCGAGGAGATGGCGACCGCCCTGGCCCCGCTGATCGTCAAGCAGGTCCTCGACGCCCAGCCCAAGAAGAACAGCGACATCGACTTGATCGGCGTCGTGACGGGCATCCAGTCCTTGTTCAAGGACCACTTCGAGCGTGATCGTCAGGATTCAGCCGACCACACCGAGTTGCTGCTCAAGGCCGTCAACCAGGTTCAAACGACGCGAGCGGCCAAGACACCGGACATCAACCGGGACGGCAACAACAAGACCGTCGAGATCTCCTTCTCCGATGAGCCGAAGCGGACGGTCATCGAACGCGATGCGAATGGGAGGATCTCAGGGGTACGCCAGGAGCCCGCTCCATGAGTCTCGAAGAGGAGCTGATCGCTGCGCTCATCGCCCGCGAAGAGCTCCCACCCGAGATCGGTCCCCAGGGACCGCAGGGGATCGAGGGCCCGCAAGGCATCACCGGTGCGGTCGGCCCGATGGGCTATACCGGTGCCGCCGGGATCGACGGCAAGGATGGGGTCGATGGCGTCGATGGCGTCGGTGGTCCCCGGGGTGAACGGGGCCCACGCGGTGAGCCGGGACCGGCCGGGGCGACCGGTGCCCAGGGCAAGCGCGGCGAGAAAGGTGCTCCAGGCGAGGTCACCATCCTGGCTGGTGGTGGCCATCGATCCACGGGAAGTGGCGTGACTGGGCCTACCGGACCGATGGGTCCGACTGGACCGGCTGGTTCTGGGACTGGCTCTGGAGATGGCTCGACAGGACCGACCGGGCCTACCGGTCCCACTGGAGACGCGGGAGCGACTGGACAGGCTGGGATAGATGGTGCAACAGGCCCTACTGGGTCAGATGGGGCAGTTGGTGTTGCGGGCGCGACAGGTCCGACTGGTAGCGCCGGAGCGGCTGGCGAAGCGGGTCCTCCTGGTGTTGATGGGGCAACTGGTTCTACCGGACCAACCGGAACGTCCGGTCCTACTGGTCCGACCGGGACGACAGGATCGCCGGGTCAAGTAGGCCCAACGGGAGTTACTGGTTCAGCAGGAGATATAGGGCCGACTGGCACTACAGGTTCAGTTGGTTCAACTGGGCCGACCGGAACGACAGGCGCTCAGGGAATCGCTGGACCAACCGGTCCCACCGGAACGACAGGGGCCCAAGGCACGGCTGGGACGGCTGGTACCACTGGCCCTACGGGAACTACCGGATCCGCTGGCTCGATTGGCCCAACTGGGACTACTGGTGCCCAGGGCATCGCTGGGGTGACGGGCCCAACGGGAACTACGGGTTCTCAGGGCACGGCTGGTGTAACCGGTCCCACTGGGACCACTGGCGCTGCTGGGTCAGCAGGGTCAACTGGCCCGACTGGGACAACGGGTGCTCAAGGTGTTGCTGGCCCAACTGGTACGACAGGCTCCCAGGGAGCGACTGGGCCAACAGGAACGACTGGCCCTGTCGGTTCTACCGGTCCTACTGGCACGACGGGGTCTCAGGGAATCGCTGGTCCCACTGGCCCGACGGGTACCACTGGTTCTCAGGGCCCCACTGGAACGACTGGTGCCAGTGGTTCCCAGGGTGCTACGGGTCCTACTGGCACGACTGGTGCTCAGGGGGTTACCGGTCCCACAGGAACTACGGGGGCCGTAGGCTCTACCGGACCCACCGGAACGACTGGCCCGACTGGGACAACGGGCGCAGTCGGCGCTACTGGCGCTACCGGCCCGACCGGTACGACAGGAGCGGCTTCGAGCGTTCCTGGACCGACCGGTCCGACCGGTACGACAGGAGCTCAGGGAGCGATCGTTACCGGTCCAACTGGCACGACCGGAGCTGCCGGATCGGCTGGACCAACTGGACCTACCGGTACGACCGGGGCTGCCTCGACTGTTACGGGTCCAACCGGACCGACTGGTCCGACAGGTGCGGATTCTTCAGTGCCCGGTCCAACTGGCACAACCGGAGCGGCTGGCCCAACGGGTCCAACTGGCACGACTGGTTCTGTCGGTCCAACAGGCCCGACCGGGACGACCGGCGCAGCATCAACTGTGCCTGGTCCTACGGGTACGACTGGGCCAACTGGAACGACAGGTGCGGTCGGTGCGACTGGCCCAACGGGAACCACTGGTGCGGTCGGCTCAACGGGTCCGACCGGGACGACTGGCGCTGCCTCGAGCGTCCCTGGCCCAACTGGCACCACAGGTGCCCAGGGTGCTACTGGGCCAACTGGTACGACTGGTGCTGATGGGGCGATCGGCCCAACGGGTCCGACAGGGACCACGGGTGCAGCATCGACCGTGGCTGGCCCCACTGGCCCAACAGGCACTACTGGTCCCCAGGGATCAGCAGGAACTGCCGGTGCTGCGGGCCAAACTGGCGATACGGGTCCTACTGGCCCGACCGGGACGACCGGCGCTGCCTCTTCAGTGCCTGGCCCAACGGGGCCAACTGGGACAACCGGCGCAGCCTCGACGGTGACAGGGCCAACCGGCCCGACCGGTACCACTGGTGCGGCATCGACCGTCACAGGGCCAACAGGAACCACAGGCGCTGTTGGCCCAACTGGAACGACGGGTCCAACCGGAACGACCGGGGTAGGTACGACGGGCGCGACTGGCCCGACAGGGACAACTGGCCCGACTGGTGCATCTGGCGCTATCGCTGAAGTGATCTACGCACATGGTGCGATGGGCGCGGCGG